TCTATCCCCCTTCTGTCCCATACGGAACATCTGCTTAAAAGTGTCCAACCAAGTCCCCTGCTTATGTGCCATCTTATTGTAATGATGGCTGTTAGCCAAACGTGCTGACGCAACTGCCAAACTCCCCATGACCTTCCGATTCTGCTGATTACTCCTTCGGCTTCTCTGTTTATGCTTTAATGCTGTTGCCATGATTAATTGTCCTCCTTATAATTCAGCAAGTATTCTTACATACTTTTGTGCGTTACTTCCCCAACTTTTTCGTTCTTCTGAAATCACAATGTCAGAGGTGTTTTCATCTATATCAATCTCCACAATAGTCTCTTCTCCTTCATTGCAATTCTCTGATATCTCCGCCATAGCGGAATACCCATTTTTATAGACATTGACCTCAATCTCCATATCTGGAGGAAACTTCGCCAATTCTTGAATCATTTCGTAAACTGTCATCATTTCTCCTTTTCCAGCAAATAAGTTGCTTCCATATCAGCTTCATGAAGAGCCAATACCAGCGGATATTTCTCCATAGCCGACCCCAGTGTATTCCAGTTTTCTTTTGGCTCGTAGGCTCCCATGTGCCAACGTATTGCATACCGTTCAACTGGCAGTAACTTTATGTATTCTTCAATCATCATGACTGACTTCTCGCCATGTCCATAAGGAATCCGGTCATCAACCGTATAGAAAGGAACCTGTACCCATACACCAGATTCATTCTTCTTATTACGCATTTCAGTGGTGTAGTAATAGGTTTTGCACAGGTCATGGAGAAGAGAAACAATCACGATGCTGTCATTACTGATTTTGTCCGTGTTCAGCAATCCTTTCCAAATGTTGTGTTCAGAGCCAGAAGTCTTTTTGTCCAAACAATCATAAACATTCAGGCTATGTTCCAGCAGTCCACCCTCGTAAGCTCCATGAAACCGTGTGCTTGCCGGTGCTGTATAAAAATCACTCTTGCGAATGAACTCCAGCAGCTTATCCATACCATCACGTTTTACTGCTGAAAGCAGTTCTTCAAATCGTTTTCTCACCCTTTCCCTCGCTTTCTTTCACTAGTCCAACAATGGATTTTACTTTATCGGCAAACGCTGCAACCGCTTCCTCCGGCACCTCAACCTCGGTCACGATACCTTTTGCAGATAAGTTAATCTGTACCACATCACCCACTTTGGCTTCCTCTGATGTACGGTATGTATAATCTCTGCCAGACGGCTTTCCGTCTTTTAAAAACCTACATCTAATTAGCATTTTATTTCCTCCATGGATTTCTTTAATTTACAACGCTTTTGCTGTATCGAACGAACAGAACGTTTTATTTGCCTTGACAATTCCATATCCGAAACCTCTCTTGCCAAAATTGCCTCTATTTCAAAACAAGTCCATTCTCTAGGAGGATATATAGATGTTTTCCTGTAGTATCTATTTCTTTGAGAATTTCGTGTTTTGCGCAATTTTTCTTTGTCTCGATAATCTTTTGCCCTTAATGCCACTATTCCACCTCAATTCTAAAATCTTCATCATTGGAAACCGACAGCATAATCATCTGGGTATCCAGAAGAGGCATATTGCCTGCACTTACTTTCTCAGCATTATCAATGATTACAGGCGCGGTAACTCCAATGATTCCAGATAATACATTGATGACCTCAAGTCCCATAATAAGCTTTTCTGCACCGGATGTAGTATTCTCCCCATATGGGCTACCATTCTTCGTGTAAACATCGCATACACGCTCTACACCGCCATTCTTTTGCTGTCGGAATAACTGGAATCGTACATTTTCAAAGTGCTTGTTTACCTCTTCAGTCAGATAATTGTCTTTGGCGGTCTGGAACTCCTCGCACATCATCAGAATCCGCTCTTGGTCAGCAATCAACTGAACCTTATCCTTAAACTGCTGTTCCAATTCTGCCACACGCTCTTTCGCCTCATCCGACTTGGCAGCGACGACAAATTTCTGATTGACTACGGAAAGTTCTGTTTCCCACTCGGCCTTTTCCGCTTTCAACTGGGAACGATATTCTGCGCCGGTATTCATATTCCGTAGGACTTCCTCTTTTGCCTGTATTTCCAGGCACAGGGCTTCGTATTCCTGATTATTCGATAAATCTACCTGCTCTGGCAACGCCGCCAGTTCTTCCATTGCTTTTGTCTTATCTGCATTTGCAGTAATCTTGTCTGCTTTTACTGATTCCAAAGATTTTTTAGCAGTCTGCAAATCCTCCTTCGCCTTGTTGATTTTTTCAACGCAGGCCTTGCCTTCCTGGCAGATTTTGTCCAATAATGCGCACTGGTCCGTTTCAAATTTCCCCTTATCAGCTTCGTATTTCTCCCAATGCAGCTTTTTGTCATTTTCAAATGATTCAATCTTCCTCTGTTTTAATTCTCCTGGTAAATCCTGTCCGCAGGTGGGGCAAACCAGCGCATCAGAGGATAATGGTTCTGGTTCCACATATTCCGGAAATGTTTTCGCTTCCTCGGTCTCAACCCTTTTTGCAAGTTCATCCCGAAGCGTTTTGTTACTCTCAACAATGCGATTCAACCGCTCAATTTCCAATTCTGCCATCTTCTGATTCTGTGTGGCTTTGTGGAAATCATCTTCTGCTTTGTCAATCCGTTTCTGGATATCACGCTTCTGCTGTACTAACGACTCATTTGCAATTCGCTCTGTTTCAGACTTCTTCATCTTTAATTCAATGATGTTTTTTGACTTATCATCATATTCCGTAACCACAGAAGTGGAATCTTCGATTTTCTGGTCAACCTCTGTAATTTTCTCTTTAATTGCATTGCGCTGCAGCTCCAAATTGGAAACCTCAACGTCCACGATATCCTTACTTCTCTCGTTGATAAAAGCCGAAATCTGATCTCGCTCTGTTGTCATGTCAGCGATAGAACGTTTTGCTGTAGCTCTCACTTCGTCCAGTGTCTTTCCGTTTCTGATAAAGGTAAGAAGTTCGTCAAATCCTCCAACTTCAACCAAAATCTGTTCTTCGGTCACATTGGCAATCAATGACAGAATCAGATTTAATTTTTCCTTTTTATCCAATGTAAAGAAATATGTAGGGCTGGTAATTAATTGGAATTTTCCCTCTGATATAATGTCAGCAATACGCCGCTTAAACTCTGTCTCCGAAATTTCTACGTTATTCCATGAATAAATGTTCTTATCCCCTTCATGAACCTCTGTTGTGGTTCCTCTTTTTCTAATCCAGTTCTGGCGCTGAGTCTTCTGAAGAATCACTTCAACTCCGTCGATTAAAAATATCAGTTCTGCAACATCTATTCCCTGCATATCATACGGCCTGGGACGAAATTCTTTTCCTTCGCTCTTACCTGTGCTAGACTTCCCAAACAATACCCAAAAAATCCCATCTGCCACACTGGATTTCCCTGTCCGATTTTTGGCATAAATCCAGGTTTTTCTTTCTCCAAACTCAACCTGCCGGTTCAATTTCTTAAAATTTTCAAATCTGGCCGAAACCAGTTTAATCACTTTCATCTTGTAATCTCCTTAAAATCCCTTTATAATAAGGGTG